AAAAAAAATGTTCCGCCTGGAACAGATATTACTGATACTGAATACTGGCAAGAAATAACTAATCCTGCAACTGTAGGCGACAGGATGAGTACCAGACCCAAAGATTTGGAAATCAATGACGCACTGTTGATTCAAGCTCAAGCGGATGTGCCACTGAGTGGTTATGACGTTACAAAATTTTATGTGTTGCCTACAGTGTTTGGTGAACCAGGCGGTGCTGGCTTAACTGCCGATCAAACAGGCCCTACAGTAGATGGCACCCAAGGCGGCGAAGGTAACAGTCCCGAGAGTTTTGGCTACACCATGGGTTACTTGACTGGCGACACGCATGCACCAAACGGATTGCCAGTGACACCAGGTGTAAGTTTTCCTCCTTATCCGGCCGCAGGTGATTATGCCCTGCGATTAGACTATTTTCCAAATCGCCTGTTCCGTTACAATGGGCGAGCATGGCTGGCTATCAGTGATAATGTTCGGACCGATCTTGACCTGGCAACAGGTGCATTGACTCAACGTGCCAGCTTTGTTAATAACACTTACACAGTTAGCACTACAGATCAAGGCAATATTCCAAGTCGTCAAAGTTTGAGTCAAATACTCAAACCACAAGCTGACAACGGTAACCAAGGTGGCAATATTACACCACCCAACCCAAGACCTCCAGGGAGATAATTATCGCTCAGTTCTATTATGACGAACAAATTCGTCGATTCCTTTTACAGTTTGCTAGAATCTTTAGTAACTTCAGTGTCGAGTATGGACTTAACCAATCAGGTAAAAACGATACCTTGGTGCGTGTTCCAGTGCGGTATGGTGATGCTAGTCGTCAAGCTCAAACAATTATACAGCAAAACTCAGCCAATGACATGCCATCAACACCTTTGATGACATTTTATATTACTAGTCTTGATTATGATCGTCCAAGGATTCAAGAACCCAACTTTGTAAACAATATACAGGTGCGTCAACGAACCTACGATGAAGCCACTGACAGCTATGAAACCACACAAGGCAATGCGTTTACTATTGAACGTCTTATGCCTGTGCCATACAAGTTGACTATAGCATTGGATATTTGGACTAGTAACACCAATCAAAAAATGCAGATCTTAGAACAAATTCTTGTGCTGTTTAACCCCAGCTTAGAAATACAAAGCACTGATAGTTTTATTGATTGGACTAGCCTTAGTGTATGTAATCTTGAAAGTGTAAAATGGTCAAGTAAAAACATTCCAGTTGGTCCAGACAATCCTATTGACTTTGCTACACTCACTTTTAGTTTGCCAATTTGGATATCAAGTCCTGCCAAGGTCAAGAAACTAGGCGTGGTTGAACGTATTGTTATGAGTGTGTTTGATGCCAACGGTGATGCCAGCAATGCGATCCTGGATAATGATTTGTTGTTGGGCACCCGTCAAGCAATTACTCCTTACGGTTATCAAGTATTGTTAATTGGCGGTTATCCAACTGTTGGTAAGTTGCAAGTGTTGCGAGAACAACAAATCGTGGACCAATCCAATGCCAGTCTGTCGGCGCCTACTAGCCCTAACAGCAACTTGTTATGGCACAATGTAGTTGGTGTATATGGCACACTAAGAGATGGTATTAGTTACATTAAATTAGAACAAGAAGATGGGTCAGAAGTTATAGGTCATGTAAGTTATGACCCAACTGATGACAGATTTTTATTGTTCACAGTCGATACTGGATCAATCCCCGGTAATACATTAAGCCCAGTATCGGCTGTTATTGATCCGTTGCGCAGTGGCCCAGGTGCTGGGTTAGCTACTCCAACGCTGGGTCAACGATATTTGTTTACCGAAGCCACTGGAACATTTAACGACGGATATGCCGAAGCATGGGCCGGAGTTGACGGACAACCGTTGGTGGCACAGGCCAACGATATTGTAGAGTATGATGGACAACGGTGGGTAATTTCTTTTGACCACACCTCAAGTCCAGATAATATACAGTATGTTACAAATATCACTACAGAAATACAATACCAATGGACCGGATCCAGTTGGATTAAATCGTATCAAGGATTGTATCCCGGAGGCACATGGAGTCTAGTATTGTAAAAGCTGTTGGTGTTTGGTTTTACGCAATCAACACTCGTCGATATCTGTATCTCATGCGTGATGATCCTAAACATCCCGGAAGTTGGGGATTGCCCGGTGGCAAAGTAGAATCAGGCGAAACCTTGCTGGACGCTATGAATCGTGAATGCTGTGAAGAAATAGGATTTGTTCCAGAATATTTTAAGCTGATTCCATTGGAAAAGTTTACCACCGCAGACGCAGGTTTTGAATACCATACTTTTTTCTGTATTGTTGATAATGAATTCCATCCCACGCTCAACAACGAACACATAGGATACGCTTGGATTGATTCAGGCACATGGCCAAGGCCCATGCATCCAGGACTATGGTCAACTGTAAATTTTGAGGCTGTGCAAAATAAAATTCTAACTATTGAGTCTAGCGTTTAGCAATCGCAATAGCTAATAAACTCAGGATACGTCATACTCTGAGTATTAAAACAGTCAACCCAATGGTCGGGCATACGTGTGCTTTCACCTACTAGATAAAATTTAACGCCAGAATAGGCCAAAAATATTTCTGTAAGTTGGGTGTCCCAGTTTAATGAATCACCTGGTGATTCATCTGTATAGCCCAATAGGAATATTTCTTGGTGGCCATCAAACGCAGCCAGATATACTGCAATGGTCATATCGATCAATCTGGGTTTATGCGGAATTAAATAAAATTCTCCTGGGCTACTGATACAATTACGTGCAGTGGTATACACAATGTTATCTCGTTGATAATTTGTTTCTAAAATTTTATTTAAATTATTGGTATCGGTTTCTACCGCAAAGTCCAATCGCATTTGTTGAGCAATTGATCCTGTGCCGTAGGTTTGTAGCTTCTTACTGCCCAACAATCCTCCGCGGTGGCGTTGTAGTCGTGTATAATCAAATTGCCAACGGTCTAGGTCACTACCAATACAAGCCGCACGTCCTGACAGGTGATGATTGTCAATGGGATTTGGAATCCATTCGCGTGTTTCTTCTTTTTTACCGGCGCCCCATCGGGTTTCTAATATTACAAATTCGCCAGCGTAGTCTGTGCGATACCTGGCATCCATTAGGTCCTGCCCACTGCTACTTCTATTGTTCCAACTTCTGTTGAATTGTAATTTTCCAATGATTTGCCAATGATACAACCTGGTTGATATTGATTCATGTCTAGAGCTGTGGCCACACCAGCGTGTAGTCCGCTAGCAACCAAACGATCACCTTTGCTAATAAAACCAACTACTCGACACGGCACACGACCAGTAAGTGCCACTGCCACTGCATTGATTTCGCAAGCAATAGTCGAGTTCATTAGGTAACTTGGATTGGTAGAAATAATTCCAGCAACTCGAGTGCTGTGACTTTCTACAGTAGCAGTAACTTCAGAGTTACCACCAAATTCAACTAGGGTTCCGGGTGCATAGTCTGCATCAGCACAATACATCTCAGCCAAGTCAGCATATTGTGCCGAAGTTGCTTTGGCGAACACAGTGTTGAAGTAAGTGGTTGACGATCCAATATTGCCTACACCATTGGCACCACTGTTAAGGATACTATTGGTGTTGATTATACCATTTATGTTGGCACCTGTAATGTTACCAGCAACGCTTAATCCACTAGCACTGCTAAATGTGGCTATAGCCGTAGGAGTAATAGCACCCGATGCTGTAGTGAATACCTGCACATTGGTAGCACGACTGGTGTCGGTGAAGTTTTCTGCAGCCACCATGTCTACGCGACCAGTTGAACTGTTACCAAACTGTAAACTTCCACTACTGAATCCACGTGCTGTAAATTGAGTTAGGGTATCGCCCGACAAAGTCTGTGCTGGACTACTAGCAGTACCTCGAGCAGTTCGTCCAGTAAAGGCCACGTATGCCGTGGACCCAAACGAGTCTTGTGTAATACGAGTTTGTGAAGCATCTGCACCACTTATGTGTAAGTCTGTTCCTGAAGTAGTGCTGTTACCCCCAACGGTATAACTTACCGTTTGTGGATTTGCCAAAATATTAACTTCGCAATCGGGCTGGCTTGTGCCTATTCCTAAGGCGCCATTGGTACCGGTGACAATGTTACCTGCGGCACTGATCAACCCACCGGTTAATAAATTACCACCGGTAATATTACCCGATACGCTGGCACTTGTAGTTGAAATAGTTCCAACAATAGTTCCAATAATGTTGCCACCGGTAATGTTGCCTGTAGCCGATATTGTTCCGCTGGTTCTAATATTACCACCGTCCACGTTACCAGTTACGCTTACACTGGTTCCTTGATAAACTTTGTTAGTTATAGTTTGAACGGCTGTAGTGCCAACCTGAGAAAATCCACCTGCGGTTGCACCATCCTGAACTACTACAATTTTGTTAGTAGTATCAATAACCAATTCGCCCAGAGCACCAGTAAAAGCTGCAACCTGCACATTTGATCCCCGTCTGTATTGAACTTGTGTAGACATTTTTTTATCCTATATCATATTTATGTTAGCTTACTACGTTACCTGAGCTGGTAAAACGCCAGTTTGTTCCGTCACTGAATGCGGTCATTGCGCCTATGCTGCTAGTGCTCAAATACACAAATTGAGCCGCTGGGCTGGCACCTGGCAAGGTAGCAGGTGTATAAGCCGGCAATATCAACTGACTTGGGTATATCAAGCCCGATGCCGAAACAACTGATCCTAAATCGTAGCTTACTGTTACTGCATCAGTTACCAAGCCTAAATCTTCGCTGGCTGTGACTGTTTCTGTGACTGTGCCCATATCGCCACCGGTGGCAAAAATACTGGATCCGCCCGATGATGTAGCAATTGTAATAGTTCCTGTGCCTGGTGTGGCCACTAGAGTAATACCACTGCCAGCACTCAATGTTAGTGTGCTCGAAATAGTGTCGGCAAGTATAGAATTGCCATTGGCTATAGCAACGTTGCTAAAGGCATTTATGCCTGTTAGCTGTCTACCATTACCAGTATAATAATTTCCAGTGATGTTCCCAGTGGCGCTTACTAGACCTGTAGTTAAGATGTTACCACCAGTTACATTACCGGTAGCACTTACTAGTCCACCAGTTACAACATTGCCTCCAGTGACATTACCTGTGGCACTTAGTATTCCTTGCGAGGTTAACCCGTTACTGGCTACCCAAATATTTGATGTGCTATTGTAAGTTAAACTGATGTATTCACTACCAGCTGGGCCAACTCCAATACCGCCACCATTGGCTTGACTTGCAGACGACGCATTATTTGCTACATTAATAGTTAGATCGTTTGTGGTAACATTATTACTGTTGATATAAGTTACATTACCTTGAACACTCAAGTTACCAGCAATGATTACGTTGCCATCAATTCCGCCAGACCCGTTTGGATCAATATACAATGTTGGGCCAGTGCTGACAATGTTAGCACCAGTAATTGTGATATTACCATTGGTAATTGCAGTGGCAGCCACAATATTACCACCAGTTACGTTTCCAGTGGCACTAATTAATCCACCTGTTAGAACGTTGCCGCCTGTGATGTTACCAGTAGCACTTGCTACTCCTGGCGTTAATAAATTATTAGCATTAACATCACCGACTGCACTGATATTGTTACCTCTTATGTTGCCAGAGGCGCTTACAATACCACCAGTTAATATATTGCTGCCTGTGATGTTACCAGTAGCACTTGCTAGTCCACCGGTTAATAAGTTGCCCGAGGTAGTGTTACCGGTGACACTTAACAAGCCAGTTATATATTCTCCGGTTGACGCAAACACAACTACATTAGAAACACCGCCAATTGATATATTAGCGTTGCCACCACTTGTACCAATATTGGCTTCGCTTGTTCCGTTAAATATGCGACTAGCACTAAATCCTGTTGCATAATAGATATTGGCCAGCAAGTAATTTCCAGCAACATTGCCGGTGGCACTTACATTGCCTGCGGTATTAATGTTGGCGCCGGTTGAATTGCCAGTTACAGAAACTGATGTTCCGGTAATAACTCCGCCAACTACACTAGCACCAGTCACTGTTCCACTTAGAGAAGCACTTGATCCGGTGATAACTCCGCCCACAGTGCTAGCGGCTGTTGTTGTTCCAGTGACACTTACATTGGTTCCAGTTAAATTAGTTCCGCTTACATTACCGCCGGTGATATTACCGGTGACACTTAATAGTCCGGTTACATACTCGCCTGTGTTTGCAAATACAACCACATTGCTTGCGCCGCCAATTGAGACGTTGGCATTACCACCTGCTGTTCCAATATTGGCTTCTGAAGTTCCGTTAAATATACGACTGGCGCTGAATCCTGTGGCGAAGTAAATATTGGCCAACAAATAATTGCCAGAGATGTTACCAGTGGCGCTTACGTTGCCAGCTGTGTTTATATTGCCACCAGTTACATTGCCAGTGACACTGGTTGATGTTCCTGTTATAACACCACCTACAGTAGAAGCGGCAGTTTGTGTACCGGTGACACTGGTTGAACTACCAGTGATAACGCCACCCACAGTTGAGGCAGCAGTTTGTGTACCAGTGACACTTACATTGGTTCCTGTGTAGTTGGTGACTGAAACATTTCCAAAAATAGCATTTCCAGTAGCACTAACTGAGCCAGTAGTTAAAATATTACCACCGGTTACATTGCCAGTGGCACTGATCAATCCAGCAGTTAGAACATTACCGCCAGTGATGTTGCCAGAGACCGATTCTGTGCCTGAAACTACTGTTCCTGTGGAACTTATGGTCAATACGTTGGCTGTGCCAGCACTGCTGATGGTCACATTGGCGTTTGAGAATACTCTTACATTGCTTGAACCACCTGATATAGAATTTGCACTATAGTTTTGTGTAAAGGTTAACGCGGTTGTGTTGATGACGATTGGGTCATCTGTGATCAGTTTCCACTGTGTGTCAGCATAGATTGTGCCTTCGGTGACCATGACAATCATGCCAGCTTCAATTTCACCGTTTTCGTTGCCGTCGCTGGTTCTAGCCCAGGTACCGTTAGCACCAGAGCCTAATGTTGTTACATAATACAATCCATTTTGTGTGCCTGTTGTCTGACCTGTAACTAACACACGGTCGCCGGTGGTAAGACTAACACCATCAACTGAGCTAGGAGCACCGCCGCTCAATGTGACACTGACTGTGGTCACTACTCTTGTGGCCTGTTTGTAGTCTAAATTAAATATCTGCGCGGCACGTGGTTTAGTTAATCCCATTGTAGTTCCATTAATATCTAATATTTAGCCAAAAAAACAGGACTACTCAGAGTCCTATTTTGAAGTGGGAATTGTTATTTAATATCCAAATCTTGCCCGATAAGCACTCCATTGTGTTTGTATTTCTGATAAGGTCAGCACACCGTTCCATACTTTGACCAGGCCTACATCAGCAGTTGGAACTTCTGTGCTGGTTGTACCGTTAAGGTATCTACCAAACAATCTCAAGCCCGCAAATCCACCGTTGGTAGTATCAGTACCAAAAGTAGTTGTTGGGACGGTTGAGTTGGCAACATAATTTTGCGATAATGGTGATCCAGGGTCGCCGTTGTATGTTGTCCATATGAATTGCCAAGCATTGTTTTGTGGAGTAGACCCGCCTACAAAGTTACCGTTATAGAAAACGTCCTGGACACCACCACCGTTGCCCCACAGGCCTGCTAACCAGTCTGGAGCGGCACTGTTGGCATTTAACAATCTGCCCAGTGCTCCAGTTTGCGACCTGTAAACCATCATTACAGTGTAATCTTCTGATGTTGCTGAGTAATCAGGACCAAATGTCAAGAAGTCTGTGTCAGTGTCTGCGGTCTTACGGAATATTCCACCATTGGTGGCGGACCATGTCATACTACCACCTGGGTTCAGTGTTGTTATAGTATAGCCACCGGTGCCTGCTATAGTGGTTCCGTTTGTAGGAACGGCACTATAATTGGCCGCGTCAAGATTGAGAACCAAGTCGGGTGGCACAGGAGCATATCCAATACTCCATCCGGGTCCTATTGTCCATCCTGGGCCAATGCTTACTGTGGTTGGCAATGACATGCGCTATCCTGTTGACTGCTCATTTAGGCAGTTTGTTTTTTTGAAATTCCCAAAAATCTGCGTCGCCTGGTTTGGGTTCTTGTTGAGTGTTCATATTGTATCCTTAACTAAAGGTAAATGGGTAATTGTAAGTTGCAGCACCTGTTTGCCCTTGAACGAAAAACACAAGGTTTGCACCTGAATTAGTGATAACATTGATTGTGCTGGATGCTACTGTGCTGCCTGCACCCCAAGAGACTGTTTTTGTGCCTGTGCCATAGGTGGCAAAGAATGCTTGATTGCTGGCACTCAATGCGGTTATTGCGATACCAGTTTTGGTAGGGTCGTTGATTGTAAAGCCAGTTGGGCTGTTGATGGTAGCAGTAGGGTCTTCTAAAGTGCCGCCAGGTGTGACCGGAGGAGGCATTTCACTATACCCAGTCACATTGTTCACGCCTGGAGTTCCTCCTCCGCCTGAACCGCTGCCAATACTCCAGCCTGGGCCGATTGACCATCCTGGTCCAATTGATACATTAAATGCTACCATAATATTCTACTTATCCAATAAAAGGATAGGGCCCTAAGACCCTATCCCATACAGTGTTAACTGTTTAGAAGCGACCTACAACAACTTCAATTGTGCCTTCTGCACCATCAAAGTCTTCCAATGCTTTACCAATTACAGAGCCAACACGTGGATCAGCTTCGGCTCTGGCACGGCCTAATCCAGCGGCAACCATCATGTCACCTTTCTGCACCGGACCAACAACCATACAAGGCACCCGACCTGTCAAGGCCACTGTGGCCACATGCTCGGCTTCTAATCCTGAATTCATGGTGTAACTTGGATTAGTAGATACTACACCAGCCACTTTGGTATCACCTGCTACAGCGTTGACTGTGACTTCTGCTGAGCCACCAAATACTAGCACAGTGCCTGGAGCATACTCTGCATCAGCTGTGTATTTCTCTGCCAAGTCAGCGTATTGTGCTGATGTGGCTTTGGCAAACACAGTGTTGAAGTAGTTGCTTGCGCTACCAATATTACCTGTGGCATTGGCGTTAGCATTAACAATACTACCAACAGTGATTGTACCAGTTCCGACTGACAAGTTACCACCTGTTATGTTGCCAGTAGCACTGATCAATCCACCAGTTAATACATTACCATGTATAGCATTACCGGTACTGCTCATGATACCACCAGTTAATACATTACCACCGGTTATGTTAGCAGTAGCACTGATTAATCCACCTGTCAACACATTGCCACCTGCAACGTTACCAGCAACACTCAATCCTGCGGCACTGCTGAATGTGGCTATTGCAGTAGGAGTTATGGCTCCTGATGCTGTGGTGAACACTTGCACGTTGGTGGCACGGCTGGTATCAGTAAAGTTTTCTGCGGCCACAACGTCTACACGACCGGTTGAACTGTTACCAAACTGTAAACTTCCACTACTGAATCCACGTCCAGTAAACTGACTAATGGTATCACCTGACTGTGTTTGTGTAGGAGTTGCCGCAGTGCCTCTGGCTGCACGTCCAGTGAACGCCACGTAGGTGCCTGTACCAAATGAGTCTTGAGCAATACGAGTTTGCACACCGTCTGCACCACTTATGTGTAAGTCTGTTCCTGAAGTAGTGCTGTTGCCTCCAAGACTGTAGCTTACAGTTTGTGGGTTGGCCAAAATGTTAATGTCAGCATCCGGTGTAGCAGTACCTATACCAAGGTAGCCAGGATTACTGATGTTGCCTTGTATAACAATGTTACCCACAGCACTGACAATACCACTTGTTAAGATGTTACCGCCGGTTATGTTACCAGCCACACTGCTTGATGTTGTTGCACCAGCCAACACAGTTTGTCCGCCTGCTGGGTTGGTCATTATGATACTTGTAGCGTTGGCACTGATCTGAGCATTGCCCAAATAGATTGTGCTGTTGCTCAAGTATAAATCTTTCCAACGCTGTGTTGCACTACCCAAGTTGTAGGTAATGTTGGCCTGTGGTAAGATATTACCAAGCAAGTTGAAAGAAGTTGTGGTAAAAATACCCATGTCATTGACATTGCCAACGTCAATGTTTATGTTGCCATTGACTGTTGGTATTTGAACAGCACTGTTGCCATTGTTGATCTGGTTAGTGGCCACGTTACCAAGAATGGTAGCATTGCCTGACACAATCAAATCACCCACCACGTTGGCTGTGCCCTGTATGGTAACAATGTTTGTGGTGTCGCTGACTCCAACCGAAGCATTGGCACTGACGTTTTGTAGACTCAACAAGGTTGTGGTTGTGGTCAATGCACGAACGTCAATAAAGTCGCCTGTGGCTGGAGCTTCTGTAAATGTCAATGTTGTTCCGCTTACAGCGTAAGCCGATGTTGGTATCTGCAACACACCATTGATACTGACAATTGTTGAGGCTGTGGTTGCACTGTTAGCCAAAGTAAATGCAGTTGTTGACCCATCACCGTTGAACTGTTGATCAGTGATAACTGTAAACACTGTAGAGCCAACACCTATCCAAGCACTGTTGTTGTATATTTCTATACTGTTGGTAGTGCTGTTGAAACGCAACATACCAGTAACGCCTGTAGCAGGACGCTGAGTTTGCGTACCAGCTGGTAACAAGATTGAGCTGGTACTATTGAATGCTACAATAGCATTGACTGTTTGTGCGTTTGAACCAAAACTGGCTGAGTTTGTGGTTGCATTTACAAAGAACACGTTTGCGCCAGTTCCACTCACTGAGAAGTTTGTGTTAGCACCAGCACCGTTAACAGCAATAGTGCCGCCTGGGTTCAGCATGTTAATAGCATTGCCAGTAGTGCCACCAACTACAATGTTACCACCAATCGCGTTGCCGGTACTGATATTACCAGTAGCACTAATCAACCCACCAGTTAACACATTGCCCAATGTGGCATTGCCAGTAGCACTTACGGTTGTGCTATACACATTACCATTGAAGCTGACTGCGTCAACGTTGGCGCCAACTGTGACTGTATTTGATGTTTTGTTAAATGTAAAGCCGCTGGTAGCGTTGGATATGCCATTGTCGTTAAATTCAACTTGTGTATTGGCACCAGGAGAAGTAATGTTACCAGAAATGTTACCAACAAAGTAGTTACCATACACGTTGCCAGTGGCACTTACGATACCACCAGTTAGAATGTTTCCACCAGTGATGTTACCAGATCCACTAATTGCACCACCAGATCCACTTGTTACAAGGTTTCCAGCTGTGACGTTACCAGTTGCACTTACACTGGTACCTGTTATCACACCACCCACTGTGCTTGCGGCAGTTTGTGTGCCAGTAACTGAACTGGAACTACCAGTGATCACTCCACCCACTGTGCTTGCGGCAGTTTGTGTGCCAGTAACACTGGTTGAACTACCAGTGATCACTCCACCCACTGTAGAAGCTGCAGTAACAGTACCAGTGACACTGGCACTTGTTCCTGTAATTACGCCGCCTACTGTGCTTGCAGCTGTGACTGTGCCAGTGACGCTGACGCTTGTTCCAGTGGCCGCACCAATGTTGGGTGTGGTCAATACTGCGCCTGCTGGAATGTATAGTTGATTGCTACCGTTGATACCAATTGTAGCATTGGCACTTGTATCATAAAGAACGTTAAATTGCGTTCCAATTAAACTTAATGCGTTACCGGCGGAGTATGATCCTGCACCGGAGAACTGAGTAAAGATAATTTGTGTTGTTCCAATGGTAACCGGGGCATTGGTCGTACACACCCAACCGGTATCAGCATTAACTGATCCGTATTCGACGAATGTAAATGCACTTGGAATTTCAGCTGGCTGATTAAAGTCTGTAGAGCGAGTCAATACCGCAGCCACGCCTGGCGCACCTGCTGTAGTTACAACATAGATACCGTTGAATGCAGCTGACTGTGTTGTGTTGTTTACAAACGCACCAACTTCGTTCTTGATTAACACACGAGAGTTGGCAGTTACCACATTACCGTCAATGGTCAAGTTGCCAGTTGCAGTTATTGTAATGGTTGCGCCAACACCACTGGAGCCGTTGTTATAGGTATATGGAGCTAAGTTGGCTGTGGTAGCTAAAACTACAGAAGCTTTAGGATCAAGACCTTGTGCTACCGTGTCAACATAATATTTTGTTGCAGCATCTTGGTCAGCCGCTGGATCGGACAAGTTGTTGATCCATCTGCTGTTCATACCCACGTTGCCAGTAGGATTCAAACTGATTGTTTGAGCATTAATTGTAAGAGTATCGCCAGTAGTAACACTGTAAATATAATTTGTTAATACGTTACCACCAGTTACGTTGCCAGTGGCACTTACTAAGCCGCCTGTTAAAATATTACCACCAGTCACGTTAGCTGTGGCACTTATTGTACCACCTGTGGCTAAATTACCTACTGTAGCTGTACCAGTAGCACTTACAGTACCACCTGTGGCCAAGTTGCCACCTGTCACAGTGCCAGTAGCACTAGCTGTGCCACCTGTGGCCAAGTTGCCACCAGTGATTGTGGCTGTTGCTGAGATCAATCCACCTGTCAACAAGTTACCACCAGTGACATTACCAGAAGCACTTAATGTTGCAAGATTTAATCCACCACCAGTTGAACCATCTGTAGCAGTGATTGCCAGTGTGTTGGGAGTACCATCTGGTTGTTGTAACTGGACGTTGCCCATGTAAATTGTGCTGCCACTCAAATACAAGCTCTTCCATTGGTTAGTTGCACTACCCAAATTGTATGTCACGTTGGCTGTAGGAACAATATTGCCAGTTGCATTTACGTTTGCACCAGAAATATTGCCAGTAGCACTGATCAATCCACCAGTTAATACGTTACCTAGTGTGGCATTTCCGGTTCCAGAAATAGTGCCACCTGTGGCCAAGTTGCCACCTGTGATAGTGCCAGTAGCACTAGCTGTTCCGCCTGTGGCCAAGTTGCCACCTGTGATAGTGCCAGTAGCACTAGCTGTTCCGCCTGTGGCCAAGTTGCCACCTGTGATAGTGGCAGTGGCACTTACAGCACCACCTGTTAAAAGGTTACCACCAGTGATGTTACCACCAGCACTTGCTGTGCCCGGAGTGGCCAAATTACCACCAGTGATTGTGGCTGTAGCATTAACAGCACCAATCAAGTTACCAACTAAACTGGTAGTACCTTCATGAATGGTGTTGCCACTGTGCAAGTTGGCATAGCTGCTGAGTGTAAATGTTGTGTTACTGACTGTGGTGCTACTAAGAGCTGTAACAAATTCTTTTTGGCTTTCTTTCCAAGCTAAAACAGCAGATTGTTGACTACCACGTAGACCAATGGTACCAATGTCAACAGTCGGAGCTCCTGAGGTTTGGCCGTCGGCTAGGGTGATCAACGGATCCTGGATCAAAGTGTTAACAGTGTCAACGTTGGTTGTGGTACCTTGAACAGTCAAGTTACCTGTGATGGTAAAATCACTGCCATAGGTCAAATTGTTAGCAAGCCGAGTAGCAGTAATTGAGTAGGGTTGTAGTTTTACACCAGCATTGATACCAACTATGGTATTGCCTGTTGCGGCGTCAGTTACCTGATTATTATTAATTCTAGTTACGGCCATTTTAGTCTCCAGTTGGCTTCTTTTACGTCACTTTTACTGCTGATGCAGTAAAATAATAAACTTTTTATTCGTTTGTTTATCGAATATATGTTATTTACCAAGGCCGTGAGAAAACGGTTCTCTGTGCTGTATATTCGCTTTAGAGTGAATGTGCTGAGAACTGGGTAGGAGTTATGTGGATTGTTGAACAACAATCGGTTTGAGCATGTATTTATCTGCGGATTAAAAATTCGCAGAGTTAACAGGATTTTACAAGAATCTGATGTCTATCACGTCACCGGTTCCGGGTGCTTCTGTAAATACTAAATTAGTGCTGGGGCTAGGCGTCATGTTGTAAGACTGGCCTGGCACCTGTGTAATACCGTTAAGCATGATCAAAGCGGCCGCTGTAGTTGTGCTACGATTTAATGTAAATATAATTGTTGATCCATCTCCGTTGAGTGTTTGATTGGTCACTGCTTGGCTGGTAGAATTCCAAGTATTACCGTTGTAGACTTCTATTAATCCAGTGGTCGTGTTAAATCTTGTGGTCCCTGTTGATGCTGGGCTAGGACGTTGATCAGTATTGCCCACCGGCAATATCAATCCTGTAGTGGTGTTGATACTAACTAGCCCAGTTCCAGTGGGCTGTATTGTGATTGTTGCATTGGCCAAACTGCTGCTGATTGTAGTATTGCTTATATTCAAATTGCCCAGCACCGCTGAGCCACCTACACCCAGCGATCCTACGTATCTGTAGCCCACAATAAACACAGATTTTCCTGTGACCCCACCGCTAATAACTGTTGGAATCGTAGCGCCGTTAAAGTTTAAGACACCAGCTTGATAATCAAAAAACCATGTGTCGTCACTGCCAGACCCAGTTTGAAACAGTCTAGTGCCAGTGGTTTGTGGCGTTGTAGACCCTGTGGTGTCTACGTAAACCACCACCAAATAATTGTCACCAAATTGAGTGGGTATCCAGTTAGTAAGATTGGTTTTCCAAGTTTGATTGTCAGGTGCTGTTAGATCTTCAGTGCATTCTATTGTAGGGCTGTATCCACCTCCACCGCCATCTTTGTAAACCTGCACTATTGAGCTGGTATTGCTAGGCGGAGTTGCTGGAATGTCACCGCTATTG